TGTTGAAAAGCATCATACCCTCCTTCTCTTTTTTTAGTTGTAGCATCAACTTGTTCTTTTAATAGTTGATTCTGCAAGTTAGCAGAAGGTGAGTCTGGTTGTTGCGGAGCTTGTGGTTTTTGATTTCTTGAATTAAAAAAACTACCAGCGTCAGAAAATTTTCCCATCTTAATATTGTGAATTTGCGTTTAGTTGATTCCAGTCGTTTTGTAACTGTTGGAACTCATTTATTTCTTGTTGCGAATTTAAGCTATTTTTTACAAAACCATTAAACTCTGATATATTGTTTGTTAATAAAGCTTGACCTACCTTACTACTCTTATCTGATAGCGCTTCGTCTATTAAGTCTATTCTACTAAACAAATCAGACATACTAGACGACTGAGCCATTAAACTAGAAAGTAATGGAGTAAACATAGAGTTTGAAACACCATGTCTTTTAAATACAGGTAAAAGCGTATTGGCAGCTTCTGATTGAGTTTGTTCAACAAAAACATCATTACCATCAAAATGATTAGCAGAGATGTTTAGAATGCTTTGCTGTTTATTTTTTCTTTTATTGTCTTTGTGAGCTTTTTGATTTTTGTTTTGATTAGTTTCATTAGAAATAATTTTAAAATCAGCTTCTTTAGATATTTCAGAAGCTAAACTTTGAGTCATTTTTATTTCTTTATAATAATAATCGTCTCTAATAGAGTCGTCTTCTCTTAACTCAGCAACCATAACCATAGAAGGCTTTGCTCCGCTAGCTTCGTAATTTCGTCTTAGTTCTTCATTTTTTGCAGGGTCATCTGTCATAACAGCTAGTTGTTCTTTGCCGTCTATTATGTATTTAAAGGCGTAATGATAGCCTGTTACTTCTAAATCATAAGTTTCACTTTCTCCGCCTAAAGTCTCTCCATACCATTGAGTATCTTCTATTTGAGAACCATCAGATTGTTTAAATAATCCCCTAGCTTCTACATTCTTTAACATTTTGCTGTCTGAACCGAAAAAACTTTTAGTAATTTTATCTTCATAGTTTTCATAAGCTCTTCCACTAGTAACCACATTCACACCTCTTTTAGTTTTAGTCTTTGCTTTTTTACTATAGCCATGTCTCCCAAGTTCACTTTCAACAACATTAAGTACATTATTTACAGATTTTTCGTCAAAAATATTAACGTCATTAAGATTTATTTCTTGTAAAATTTCAGCTGAACTAAACAGTTCTCCTCCTACAGTTCTGTCATCTTCTTTAGTACCCATCATCCCTGGTTGATTATTTAGGTATTTTTGAGTAATGTAATTATATAGGTTAGCTTGAGTTACTTGAGAGCGGTCTGTTATTCCATATTCTCTCATGTAATTAGAAATAATTATTTGCTGATTTTTTCCTTCGTTTCCTGCTAATACATCAGAAGGTAAAACCTCTCTACCTGAACTAACTGCGCTTTGATAATTTCCTATCTCTTGTATTTGCCCAGAAAATCTAAAGGTATTAGTTTTGCCATCTATATAGTCTTTTAAAAGTTGCCCATCTCTATCCATAGCTAAGTGAGCTTTATCACTATTAGTTAATTCTATGTACTTAGCAACTTCTGCTTCGTTAGTTTTTATTTCACCAATCTTTGTTTCATAGTCTCCAATGGCTGTAGCCCACTTGTCAGTACCTTCAGCAATCATGTACTTCATTACATTACCTCCATACTTAGCTACGCCAAGCTTCATGTCATCAATAACATTGTCGAGGTTAGTAACTAATTGTTGTGCATCAGCTTTTCTAGTAGTTATTCCAGCGGCTGTCTTGTTTGCTACTTGTCTGTTTTGAGCTAAAGTCTGAGACAGCTGATACTGCTGTTGTTGTTTTTGTTGAGATATTTGATATTGCGTTTGTGCAATATTTAACTCTCTTGCTTTTGCAGCCTTTCTGTCTGAAGAAAAAATCCCTAATAGAGCTGCTGACGTACCTTTATTTATTTCCATTATTGTTCTGTTTCTGTATTGTTTTCATTATTTCCAAATAGTCCAGGCAAAACCCTAGAAGCAAATTTACCTAAAAGTCCAGAAGAATATTTTTCTTTTACATCATAACCTGCGCTAGCGTCATTTATCATAACTTGTGTAAGTTGATTTTGCATTGCGTCTGCTTTTGCATTATTAACATTATCCATAGCATACTTAAAAGCCGATGCGGCTAATTGTTGATTTGTGCTATATCTATTGTTAATTTCCTGCATTTTTTCATTCCTCATTTGTTGAGCGTTATTAATGTCAAACTTTTCTTTAAACATTAATGTTCTATTAAACTGCTCTTTATTGGCTTGCATTGCAGCATCGTCTTTTGCGGCAAAGTCTAATAATGCAGCTTGTCTTTGCGAGTCTAACACACCACTCATAGCTAACAACTTAGCTCTGTCTCCAGCAGTTCCTCTAACAGCGTTTTCTATACCTAAAGCATAAGAGTCGCTAATCTGTTTTCTAGCCGCAGCTTCTTGGTCAGGACTAAAGCCTCTTTTTGATAACTGCTCTTGCTGATATAGCTCTGCATTAAAAGCATCAGAAAGCTCAGGCATATCTATTTCAGCTTGCGGCTCGTTAGCAGCCTTTAATGCTTTAGCTCCTATCAATGCAGAAGCAACAGTGCCAAAACCTCCTATGCTGTCTAGCAATCCTTTTTGTACAGTCATTTCAGGAAGACCCCCTGTATTAGCTAAATCGTCATTAGCTAAGTCGTCTGCATCACCATCTATGTTTCCAACGACTGGGTCGTTTGTTTCATCTGTTACCTCTTCCTCTTTTTCTGTTTTAATATTGCTTTTTTCACCTTCTGTTTCGTCTGCATTTACTTCTACCTCTTTAGCGTCTTTTGCTTTTTTGTCTTTGTCAGATTCAGATTTTAAAAAATTATCTAAATCTTTGTCTTCTGTAGAGATAGGCGGTATAACAACCTCTCTATTAAAATCTGGAATATTAGAGTTAGGAGTAGATAAATCTATCGAGTTTGGGTCAAAAGTTTCAACTTTAGGTAAATCGTTTATTGAATAGTTTTTGTCATACCCAAAACTTCCATCATTAACTTTGCTTTCAATTTCCTGTAAAGTATATGGTAATTTTTTTGAAAAAACACTATTGTAAATGTCGCCTCCACCAAATTTTTCTCTTTCTTTTAAATAAACATTTTCAGGTATTGAATAGACATCACCATTTTCATTTTCAAAAACAAAATAATTTTTTTCACCTAACTTTAGGAATTTTCCTTTACCTAATTTAAAAGATTCGTTATCTTTATTTACTTGTTCTTCATTATTTAACTCTGCTCCTTCTTCATTATTTAACTCTACTTCTTCTTCTTCGTTGTTGTTTTGTTGTATTTTTTCATCAACAGTAAGTTCTGTGTCGTTTGTAAAAAATGTATTTCTATCTATTTGTTGAAAAACACCATCTTTATCTGTATATGTTATTTTTTGTTGTCCATTTATTTCAGTAAATCTAGCGCTTGGCCCGTACTTAGCTTCTATGTCGTCTACAGTAACCTCTTTAGCCGTAGTATAGTTTGATTCTAAGTCTAAATCAGCAACTCCATTTATTCTTGATTGTATTTTTTCTTGAGACTGGTTAGCAGGCCTTTCAAAATTTATCATAAATGATTTTGTAGAGTCTGCAACAGAAGTAAAATCTTGTTTTAAATAATTTTTTCCGTCTGTCTCTTGTAGCGCAAAGTCTATTTGTCCTTTCCAGTTAGTTTTCCAATCTTCACCAACTGCATCAACCATATTTTTAAATCTACTTCCTTGATGTTGAAATAAACCTCCTGCTGATGGACTAATGTCTGCTATTAAATTTTCTTCTACTTTTTGACCAGCTTTTGTAGGATGATTTTCGCTATAAACATAACTACCTCCTTTTTTGTTAACTAGCTTTTCTTTATTTTTTAATTTACCCGTTGGGTCAGCTATCATAAAGTCTCCTCTTACGCCAGAGTCAAATGCGCTTTCAGCTTTAATGTTAGCTATCATGCCCATAGCGTGTTCGTGCGTAACGCCTGGCTTATTTCTTAGGTAATTATATATTTCTTGTTCTGTTGCCATTATGATATGTCGTAAGTATTGTTATATTTAGAAGCCATTTCCATGTAGTCTGTATTAGCATCAATTAAATCTTGTTTTTGCTCTAACTTTCTGCTTTTGTATTGAGCTTCTTCTTTTGCTTCTCTTGCTTCTTTTCTCTTTTTCTTTTTATGCTTACTGTACATAAGCAAACCAGCACCTAAAGCTAAAGGAGCTAAAGGAGCTAGTGCAGCCAATCCTGCACCACCTGCACCTGCGCCTGCACCACCACCAAGTCCAATTTTTCCTAAAATTCCTTTTAGTCCACCCGTACCTAACAATGGCTTTACTTTACTTACTAAATTCACTCCTTGAGTAACTGTGTTTATTAAGCTACCAGGGCCAGTATTTCTAAAACTTTCATCAGCAGGACTTTGGTTTTGTTGAGACATTTTATATAGCGATTGATTAGGGTCAGTGCTTTCTCCTAAGTTAGAACCAGGAGCTAGACCCATTGAGCTATATGCGTATGGGTCTTGTAAGGAATTACCATAATTAATCGCAGACATTGATGGAGAACCACTTAAATTCATTCCTTGACCACCCTGCATTCCAAAGTCTAAATTTGCATTTTCATTAACAACAGCTCCTGGTGAGCTTATTAATTGTCTTATTTGCTCGTCAGTCATACCTGCAAAAGCTGGGTCATTTCTGAAAGTTGTAAATTCGGAATCGTCTACCATTATTTAAAAGATTGTCTAATTTTAGCTACTATCGCAAAGATACTAAATTTAGTGTTATTGTTATTTTTAAGTTTTATTTTAGCGTAAGTACCAACAAGCCTTTTTGCTGCCGTCTTACCTCTTAGTGGAAAGTTAAGTATACCTTCTCTAAGTGTGTGTATTAAATCACTAGCAAATGTAGTGGTTTGTTCTGCTGTTTTGTCTGTACTAAAAGCTGCTCCAGTTAAACTTACAGTTCCGCTATTATCAGTATCACCTATAACCTCAACAGCATCAAACTTTTTACTATTTACAGCTCCATCATTTACTATAATTTCTATGTCTTGCTCATAAGTACTTGTAAATATTTTACCATAGTTAGAAGCGTCTTTGTCAAATTCGTAAACCTTACTGCAAGCAGCATTACCATTACCTATATTTTCATTTATTCTACCATGAGAATACAAATTACCTTGGTGCATAATCCACAAAGGTGGAGTTGCGTTTGATTTACTTTCAAAAGCATTGATATACTCGTTGTAAGCAATAGATATTTTATTAACAGTGCTTCCAGTTTTATCAGAAAAAGTAAATATTACTCTTTTTTCTTTTTGGTCATAACCTATACTTACACCTTTAGCATCACTAGCAAAATGTTGTTGCGAGTCTTGTATTCTTGGGTATGTAGTATTAGGCTTTTTAGACTTAAAAGTAGACGTGGAAGAAATTGTGTCATTCATAAACTTCATCACTCCTTTATCAGAAATGCTTTCAAGCCTATCAGTAAACCTATGTATCTTCGAGTTTTTTGCATCTATAAAATACAAAGCATTATCTGTAGATAAAACCCCTTCTCTATGTATGCTTCCGTATTGTTTTGATATATAAGAGTGATTTTCAATAGTATTAGCAGAGCCAATTAAAATTCCTTCTGCTCCTCCAATTAAAGCTCTACTATTAATAAATAATTTTGCAAATCCTGAGTCTTGTAAACAATATAAATTGTCTCTAAAATTAACTATAGAGTTTATTTCACCAGCATCATTATCTAAATCGTGAAACTGCACAACAGGAAATTGTCTATAAGAATCTTCTAATTCTCCAGAAACTTTGCTTTTGCTGTATGCAACTTGAACAGGTTGGTCTAAGTCTATAGCTTTTTTTGATTCGTCTACAGATATATAGCCTTTAAAGCTTGGCTCTTGACTGTAAACAGAATTGTATAATAAGTCGTTTTTATTTGGTATTACATCAGGAAAAAATCCAGCTTCAGCTTTACCTGCTTGTAAATGAAATCCACTTCTCATGTCTGGATTAACTCTTGACTCTACAGGAAACGTTATAAACTTAGCGGCAGAACCGTCTGGATGATAATGAGACATTGTTAATTGATGAGAAAAAATAGATGTAAATACATCTCCACCATGAACAGTCATTTTAAAATTTGTGTTTATAGTATGTCCAGGAACAACTACCTTAGTAAATTCTCCAGCTTTAATGTATCTTGTGTTAAACAAAGAGTCATTTGTTACTCCACCATACATAGACTCTCTTTCAGAGCTACTTTTAACTATGTCTACAAGTAACATATAAGGATTCTTTTTGTGTCTATAAGAGTTAGGCCATAGCAAATTACCATCACCTAAAATAAGTCTATTAAGGTTAGGTATTCTTGGCATACCAGAAGGAGAAACAAATATTCCTTTATTACCTTTTTGTACACTTTTTACCTTTAGATAAGAAGTTGATGCCGAGTCAACTAAATAAGATTCAAAATAACTTGTATATGTAGTATCATCATCATCAGTAGCTCCTTCTGGAGTTAGTCCTGCTGCCCTTACGTTACCATAAGTCATGTTAATAAAATTCTTATTGTATTTATTAACTCTAGTAGTGTCTCCTTCTAAAATTTCCTCTGCCTGGTCTAAAAGAATACTTCTAGCGTATAGAAGTTTTGCATCATTACTACCAGTAGGATTACTAGCGCTTATGTCAAAAAAGTAACTACCAAAATTGCCGTTATTGTTATAAGCTTTAATTGCAGAGTCTCCATTGCTAAATGTTTGTTCTGCTAAAATTGAAAACTGTGCATCTACAGTATATGTTTTTCCAAAATATTTAATCTGACCATCTGTTGGATTAACAACTTTTTCTCCATAAAATCTATTTCCAGCAGTTGTATTTCCAAACGTATAAGCTTGTGTTGATTGAAACTGAATGTTGTCTTTAAGACTTAATGTAGATACGGTTTTTATTCTGTCGGTTGATGAGTGTTTGTATGGATAAACACCAAAAAGACTATCTGGGCTATAAACTACACCTATGTTTGGAACACCCCAAAATCTATTTCTTACAGCACTTGTGTCTGAATAGTTTTGTGTGTATGAAGAACCAAAAACAAAAGACGTAGGCTCGCTATCGTTAGTTTCATCATGCTCATCGTAAAAAATGTGTTCTGCTACTCCATACTTTGCTCTAAAGTCTTCTAGCTTTTCATTAACTAAAATTCTATTAGCCTCATTAGTACCACCTATGTTTCCTTCTGCTTCATTTTTAAGAGTGTCAGAAGTTCCTTCATCATTAAATATAAAGTTGGCTGCCTCTCTAAAAAGTCCAGACTGCATTACAGATGCGTCTTGCATACTTCTTTCGGCTCTTACTACTTGAAATCCTGATATTTTATCTAAAACAGACTGGGGAAACTTAAACTCGCACACTATAGCTAAGTCCATAGTGTAGTGTTTAAAAGTACGCTGTGAAGCTGAGTCCGTGTCTGTAATTGGATATAAAAAATTTCTTGCGCTATTATGAGTTGCGTTAAAATTAGAAACCCCGTTATGAGCAAAATTAGGTAATTTAACGTGTCCAGGGACAGCTATGCCGTCTACCACATCAAGCCTATAGTCTTCTGCGCAAACATTACCATTTATTTTTGGTGGAGAAGCAACAGTTGTAGTTATACTTACTGGATTTTCATCATTTTTTGATTGTTGTACAACTCCTAATTCTAATTGTAAATTTCTATCTCCATGCTCAGGCATTTGGACATCTCCCATCCACAAGGTGTTTATTGGGTTTCCTTTTTTATCAAAAAACAACACACCCAATCTATATATTTCTCCTCTTTTGTAGCCTTTTAAAGTAAGCATTTGAGGGTCTTTATTGCCAGAAGATGTGGTGCTAGAAAAAACTTTTGCGTCAACGTTGCATATATCAACAGATGTTATACTATCATTAGTTTGTATGTAGGGTGGTTCTGAAGCTTGACCTTTTACTTCATCTGAAACTTTTGGAATTGTTTTAAATGAAAGTCTTACTCCAGCTCCAGAGTTGTAACCAGGAGACATTGCGCCTAAAACTCTTGACTTACCACTTACTTGATTTACTTCACTAGCGTCTACAGTTTCATTTAAGCTATAACTGTAGCCTCCTGTAGAACTTAATTCATCAGCAGTAATTGTAATAGATTGAAGAAAGTAAGTGTAAGTGTGAGATGTAACAAGATTAAGATTGATGTTGTCGCTTGTTATAATATCAACCTCGTCTAGCTCTATAAATAATTTTCTAACTCCAGTAGGAACATTTGTAATTGTGAGTCCAATATTATCCCAGGAAGTCATATATCCAGTAGCTCCTTGACCATTACCAAAATTACCTTCACCTACTTCTCCTCCGTTTACAACGTGTGTAGTTGATGTGTCTTGCCAGTTTCCAGCACTATTATAAAACTTATTATAAGTTCCATCTCCTGTTGTATCTACTTTTATTCTCCAGTGATATTTAAACTTATCTGTAGCTTCATAATTTTTTACGCTGTCATTACCTCCTGCATTAATATACTTTGCAGAAGAAAATATAGTTAAATTTTCAAAGTCTACGCCAGAACTAAAAGTTTCTTCAACAGGCGTACCTAGTGTAAAGCCATCGTTTTTTGGTTGATACAAAACTGATTGAGTTGTAGGAGTAGATGAGCTTAAATTTTTAGAATATTTAACATGATAAGTTTGAGGCAAAAATCTATAATTATTTACATCTTGATTAGCCCTTACATACTCTCCGTTTAACAAATACCTTGTAGCTTTTTTATTCCCTGTAGTACTGTTCCACCTTTCTAGGGTAGGATTAAACTCATCAGAACTTACAAAAGCGTCTCTTTTTCTTGTGTTTACAGCAAATAAAATATTGTCTTTGATTGCTAAATCTTTTGCTACATCAAAAGTATTTTTAGGCTCAAGTATTTCGTTAATAGAGACTTCGCTATCACTTTCAATTCTACTATGAGTAAAGGTTATAGAGTTTGAGCCGTCTACAAGTCTGTCAGAAACAAGATACACTTTTTGTGTGCCATTAAGTTGTTCGTAAAAAATAGCAAAAAGTTTTGCTCTTTCAAAAGTTGAATCTACATTGTCAAGCCTTAAGGTTAAACCCATTGTAGAGTCTATTCCTTGAGGAGAACCCATAAAGTTTTTATAAGCTCCTGTATTAGCCGTAGTATGATAAAGTCCAGACAAAGGTAAAGCTGCTGTTTCTGCACCATCCTGAGTAATATACTTTACGCAATACTGATAAGCACCAACTTTTAAAGAGCCTCCTACAACGCCTGCTAAATATGGGCTTTGTGGTTTTACAGAAGGCAACAGTTCTAAATTATTTATAGGTAACTGAGTAATTGTTATTGGATAGTATTCTAATTCATAGACTTTAAGCTCTAAGTTCATAGACCTTACTGGGTTTATATTGTCAGTCCAGTAAATTCTTCTTGTTGATTTATTTTCATAAGAACCTACAATTTTTACTGGCTGTGTTTCTGTCATATTCAAAGCAGCAGAATACAAGTGGGTTGCAGCACCAACAGAATTTGTTTCACTAGTAAAAGAATCGTCATCATTTTTAGTAAACATAAAAATCTTTGTAGTAGAAGTTGATGCTGTAATTCCGTCTACGTGAATTAAAACAATTTTATCTGCAAAAGAATAATAACCTACAATATTACCATCTGTAAGTCCAGTATCAATTCTTTCTGTTTGACCTTTAAAGTTTTCTACAGAAAATGTATTTCCTTCAAGTCCAACTATTTTAATGTTATTTGCGTCCCTGTATGTGCCTGGAGGCTGCATTCTTGGGTCAACATCCATGTTAAGTCCAGCCTGAAATGTATTTGGTTTTGCTTTTGGCATTATTAGTGATTTTTAAGACCGTTAGAAGACTTTATTGGAATTAAAGTGTTCCAATACTTACCTATCTCAGAAAGCTCCTGAGAGCTTGGCATTCCATCAATACCTCTCGCTTGTCCACATAGAAAGAACCATCTTTTTTGTAAATCGTCTACAACGTATCGAGGAACTTTACCATTATAGTAATCTATATTTTTAATCATCCACATACAATAAGCTACAACCGCCTCAATGTGAGCGTCATTAATTTTAGGGTATCCATTATCATCTAAAGGTATTGTAAGCACAGATAAGGTAAGAACTACCCCGTCATCAAGCTTTGCGTTTATATATCCATCTTGTATATAATACCTGTCTCCAGTCACCATGTTGTCGGTGTCTGCATCTACCCCTACAGGATTTCCTCTAAAGTGAGCATGAGTTGGTTTCATTATAGAACTGCTATTAGATACAGAAAGAACCTTAACTATGTTAGAGGGCAATGCAGCTCTATTAGAAGCTATAGTTACATTTTCTTCTGTTTGTATAAAAGACTTTAAGCCTCCAATAAACTTTTCTGCTTCAAAAGCCCATTCTATTATACTCTGTTCTTTGTCTAAAACATCAATACCTAAGTTTCTAGTTACTGAAGCTAATACTCGTTTGATAGATACAAAATTCATATTTAAAAGTCGTTACCTTTGTTTAATTCATTATTAATGGCTTTTTTAAAAAATCCCATTGGATTAATTTTTGCCATTTTATATTTTTTAGGCCTTAACCAAACCAACTTATAATAGTAGTCGTTTAGTATTGGCACTTTATATGTTACTTTGTTTCCTTGCTCATCAACTTCGTTAATATTACACCTATAATGAAAAGCTCTTTTTTGTAGCATTTTCTTTATATATACCTTACCAAATCTTGCTGGCAATGTAACTGTTGCTTTTTCAACAACCAATTCGTGTATTAACTCTTCAAAAAACGTTTTTATTATACTGTAAAAACCACTATAACTTATTTTTTCTATATCTCCTTTTATAGAGTTATAAATATCCTTAACGCTGACGTATTTGTCTTTGTACTTCCGTTGGTGCTTCTCCATCTATTTCTTTGTCTCTTGGTGTTGCCATTATTACACGATATTCTTTAGCTAATATTTCCTGAGTTAAAGTTGTAATTAATTCAGGAGGCAAAGGATATATGCTTGTGTCTTTATCAAACAACCCTTCGTTTGTAGTAATTTCTGTTGGATTAAAATATATAGCAGCTATTTGTATGTAATCTCCAGTATCCAAACGAAAATTTGAAAAATAAAGTCTACCATCTTGTATTCTTGCAGATTTTTTTCCAGAAGTAAATCTATTACCGCTTAAATAAGCTATAGAACCTTTTGTTCCAACCTCTATATATTCTGATGTACCAGCACTAGAATCATAAAAAACTATACTCTTAACAGCTCTATTTTCATTAAAGTTAATTACAGAAGGAAAGTCTACAAATGAATTGTTGTCTGTTGTTGATGTATGTTTAAAATTCTGTAAAGTCTGAGGGTGTACGCTTCTACCAGAATTAGTGTATTGAATAAGAGCTTCAGCTCTATATGCGTGAACTAAAAATTCTACTTGAGAGTCAGAAATTTTAGAGTCTTCTGTAAGAGAAGCGCCTCCTTCAGCTATGTTTTTTATATTGTATACTATTTCACGTAAAGTTGCCATATTGCAAAGTTAATTAAATTAAATGAAAATAGGCTTCATCACTGATAGTGAATCCACCTACTTTCGAACAAGGAGAAACAAAAAGAGCCTCTTTAATATTTTTATTCACTTCGTTTCCCTTCGATTGAATTAGTTTGGTAAAGAGGGCTTTCTATGTTTGCAGTCATCATTCTTACAGCTATTCTTATAATATTGTCTGCTTCTCTTGGTGAAGCTCCTAGGTTTTTTATAGCACTTCCTCCATCAGACCACTCGTATGGAGCATAAGCCATTGTTGTTGCTCCTAACTGAGCGTTAGAGGTTGCTATAGTTTCAGCAGATGTTCCGCCATTATTTCCTCCAGCTACATTAGACAGCAATGGGTATGTAAAGTAATTCATTTGAAATTTAGCAGAAGTAGGACTTTCATCAATTTTCAACCTACCGCTAGACATATCAGAACCAGCTCCAGCATTGTCAATAGCAACACCTGTAACAGTTCCGCTACCATTTATAGTTGCCGTAAAAACTGCTCCTGTAGAAGAACTATTATCCCTAGATGTTACTGCTGGTGCTGAAGCGTATCCAGCCCCTCCATCAATTATTGATACTGATGCAACTGTTCCAGCAGCACCACCACTACCTATGGTAAAACTAACTAAAGCATCATTGGCAACTAAATCTGTGCTTGGAAATATTTTAAGTTTGTTTTCATGATAATTATAAACCCTATCTCCAACAACGGGAGTGTTAAAAGGGTCTTTAATATCTTCAAGAGCTAAAGTTCCAGGATTCATAGGATTTACTTTCTCCCAGTTACCATTAACAGTTTTAACTCTAAGATTAATTAATTTGTAAAAAGGATAAACAACTCCTGTTGCCCAAATAAGTGGATGTGGCGTAATTTCTTTTGTCGAATTAGCAAGATTTATTACACCATCTTCTTTAAAAGTTCTTTCTGTGCTTTGAACAAATTTACCGCCCTCATGACTTTCTTGTCCTGCATTTTCCAAATAGTCTGAAGTTAATCCTTCAAACCATTCCATAATAGCCATAGAAAGAAATTTATCTTTCTCGGCTGTCGTGAAATATGCTTGGTCTGCTTTATCAAGCAGTAAGTCCATTAAGTTGTGAGCTTCTAAAAACGTCATTATTTAACTTTACTTTTTTTAGTTGGTTTTATTTCAACACTTACGTTACCTCTAAGCTCTTGTTTCATTAAAGCGTAAATATCGGCATTTTCCTTCAACCACACAATAGTAGCTTCTTCTGTTAAGCCCATAACTACTCTGTTATGCTTATAAGAGCCTCTATCTTTAGATATAATACCTTTGTCTATAGCCTTACGTATAAAAACAATGTCTTCTTTTTCTGGATGCGTGTAAAGCTCCATAAATTTGTCTGAACTTATGCTAGCCATTTTAATAAGTCTAGCTTTAATAATGTCTGTGTCTGCGTCTAAAGGAATACCGCAAAGTCTAGCAAAATCGTTTGACTCAACCATTCCCATTTTAGAAGCAACTAATATAGCGTCAGCTGAAGATAATAAAGCTTCCACTTCTTTTTCTTCGTTTACTTTTAAATCGTGTAAATGATAAGAGCTTTTTAATGGATGATTTCTTAAAAAATCAACTAACTTTTTATCATGCTCATCTGCATAATCAAACTCTAAGCTTGTTTTTGTAATTGTATACGTTCCTGGAGCTTCTCCATTAATGTCTTCGTATTTAACGTATCTACCTTTTTCGTCTTTGTAGTCAGACAACGTTAAAGAAGAAAATCTTTTTGGGTGCGCTACTAATAATTGTACTCTATGTTTCATAATTATTTAAAAATTTGTTAATACCTGTTCTAAAATTGAGGGAGGAATTAACCTCCCCCAAATTAGTGTGTAATATGAATTACGAAGTTTTTGTAAAGATTCCACAAGAAAGTGGGTTTCTTACAATAATTCCTGATTCAGACATTACGTGACATTCAAAAGCATCATCGCCATTAGCAGCCATCATACCTTTAAAGTCATAAGGATTAACCATACCTGGTACATACTTACGGATGTAGTTTCTGTTGTACCCTTCAGCACCTTTAGCAACTAGTTCAATGTTTGAACCATCACCTTGTGAAGAAAAGTCTAAGAAAGCCATTTTTCCGCCTTCGTTTGCGTCAGCGTGTAGATTTGGGTCATCAAATGCTGGGCAGTAAGCCATAGTAATTTTATTACCTAAAGCGTTGTAAGATGTAAAGTTTACACCTAATTCAACATCTTGTCCAGCTTGAGCATCAAAAATCATAGCACCACCTGCTCCGTTAGACGAAGTTCCAGGCCCTACCAATAAATCTTTCATAGCTCTGTGGAATTGCTTACGTCCTTCAGTACCTGTCATTACAACGTACTCCATACCTTCAGCAGTAGTAGCATTTTTAGAAAGAGTAGCCATATAGTCTACTAAATTTTCTTCAGTTAAAGAACCGCTATAAGAACCATCGTTAGAACCAGTGATTTGAGCCAAGATACCGTCTCCAGTCTGTACAACAGAAGAGTCAGCGTCAGTAAGTGTAGAAGCAGTGTTCTCACCAGGAGCGCCCACAGAACCACCTAAACCAGCAGAACGTACACCGTACCATCTTTGAAGCTCTAATTGATACATAAACTCTTGAATCATTAATTCTTCAGCAGTAAAGTACCATAAAGCCTGTCCATTGTTTTCAATCCAAGTAACGTCAGATAGTTGTCCACCAGTAACTTTTTTCTTCTTACGAGAAATAGTTAACCAGTTTTTGTATGTATCTGGGTAAACTTGGTTTTGACCTACAGTAGAACCTAAAGAAGCTTCACCGTAAGCAGAAGCGATAGTACCAGCAACAACATCACCATGAAGGTCAGAACCGTTAACGTCACCAGAGATAAGTCTAAACTTAACTACTTTGTAACCGCCACCAGCAGTAATACCTGTTCCAGTTTCATCACCTGATGCAATAACAGCTAAAACCAAAGCAGTTGCTCCACCTTTAAATCTTACAACATCATTTCTGTTACAAAGAACATAGTGACCATTTGTAGAGTTGTCTTTAAACGTAGCGTAAAAAACTTCGTTAGCAGTATCTGCAACATCTTGTGTGTTGTCAGTAGTTGCTGTATAAGCACCCGTATCGTTTAAGTCAAAGAAACCGTGACCTACTAGAGGTTTGTTAGTTCTACCTAATACTTTCCACTCGTAAGAGTTGTCAGCCAATACTTTTGCGTTAGAGAAACGGCCAGCACGCTCTAATAAATAAGTTAAAGAATAACGTTGGTGCTGACGAACCAATGTTTTTGAAATTTCTGGGTACTTCAAAAGATTATCTACAAGAGAGTTGCTTTTTTCAGTATTTACCCCATAAGTACCATTAAATGTTTTCATAGTAAATGAATTAAATATTATTATTATTATTAAAAATCTCTTGCATGAATTACTCTTGACTTTACTTGTTAGTGAAACTTTGTTTCGGACTAAGCATCATCTCATTCGGGCTTCATACATACCCGACTATTTTCTTGAGAACTGCGATGGGTCAAATGCCTTTGACGACACAGGTCTCGGTTTTGAAGTCCTCCCTAAGTCTGGAGAAGTAATGTTGTCTAGGATTTGAGACTTACCATCTTCATATCCTTTTTTAGACTGTAGCGACATAACGCGTTCTTTGAACAGTTTAAACATCGCTTGTTCAAATACTTCTTCATGCGAAGAACTCAAATCTTTATAAAAATCACCACTAGTGATGTATTTATATACTTCTTTCTTTTGTTCCTTTCCTAAATTATAACCATAAAAGTCCTCACGTTCCTTAATAGTTTTTTGTAGCTGAATTTTATTTTCTTCAACCTTTTCAGCTTGTTGTTGTTTTTCTAACTTAGCTTGAGCTTTTGCTTGAGATTCTTTCTCTACAATATGCTTTCTAACGTCATTACGAATTTTTAAAGCTTCATACTTTAGTGTTCCAGAGTCATCAAGTCTATCTATATAGTCTTCTATTTCTCCTTCACCAAAGCCTCTAGCTTTTAATTCTTCAACCATTATACCTCTGTCATCTAACTTTAGCAAAGACTCAAACTCCTCAAATTCTTTTTCGGGAGCAACAGCCTTTTCTTCCTCTTTAGCGTCTTCAACATTTTTTAAGGCTGCTTGTATTTCTTCTTTAGTGCTTTTTCCATCAAGTCCAAGTTGTGCTGCAATCGCTCCCCAATTAACATCGTCTCTTGCAACATCATCTCCAGGTTTTGATTCTTCAACAACTTCTTTTTCTTCAAAAGACCAGTCGTCTGCACCTTCTTCCGTAGCTTTCGCTTCTTCAGTGTTTTTACTATCAACAGCTTCAGTAGCTGTAACCTCTTCAGAAACAAAATCGTCTCCAAAAGCAATAGGGTTAAAAGACTTTTCACTTGTCTCAGAATTATCTACTATTGCACTTTTATTTTCTTCGCTCATAATATAATTATTTTTGTTACTCCGTTGCAAATATACAATTTATCCTAATAACTCGTCTAAACCTTTGTTTTCACTAGGAAGTTTGGAGTTTGGGACTTGCGTACCTAGCTGATATTTTCCGTTATCTTGCATACCAGCCATCTTTGTTCTTTCTTTCATGTCAGAAATATCTCTATTTCCGTCATCTCTTATGTCTGCTATTTTCTTTTTAGCTTCAGTTTCAAGTTCAGCAACCTTAACCTTACCCCCAACCCTAACTTGTTCTAACTCTAAGTTTCTAGCGTGTTCAGCGTTTCTTGCTTGCTCTTGCATTTCAGCTTGTTGCTGTTGCATAGCCATTTGTTGTTGCTGCTGTTCCGCCATAACCTTCATAGCTCTTTCTAGGGTATGTTCTGCCTCAGTAGCTGTGTCAGCCTTTAAAACTTTAAGAATGTCTAATAAGCCAGCTTTACCAGACTGCATAGCTGCTTGAGCAACTTGATTTATTATTTGCTTATCAGATTGTTCTTTACCAGTGTCTCCTACAAATACTCCGTAGTCATTAAGATTAATTTCACCTGGCATTACACTTAAAATTTTATGAGCGCCATCACCTAGTATTGTAGCAGCCTTGTGTCCATCTTTCCAAGCAAGCTTCATCAAGTTAGCAAGTCTTTCAAAACATCTTTTTTTAGTTTCATTGTGCATAAAGAACCAAGTTTCTGTAGTTAGTGCAGACTGCTGAACAGACCTTTGCACGTTACCTACATACTCACTTGTGTTAATAGCTCCAGCTCTTTGTCTACTAATACCAGAAATCTGTCCTGCCGTCTCTTCTAACATTAATTTTAGATTAAACAACTGAGATATAGACTGAGAAATAGTAAAGTCTATTTGTTGGAATTGATTGAATGTAGCCATTTGATTACCTTCATCTTTGGAGTTGATAGGAATAATACCATCATTTTTAAGATGATACATTACGTCCTGTATGTCCATACCTATATTAGTAGGTAGTTGAGCTACATCATATACCACAGCCTTACCACCTGAACGAGCCATAGCTAGTTCTATGTTGTACATAGTAATGTTATATAACATCTGTATATTGTGTAGTAAGTCTACAAGAGACTGAGGTCTACCTGTGCTATTATTTCTAATCACACCTACATAAGATAATGGCGTAGAACCATAGTCATCAACTGAACGAACTTGGTTAGGTCTTCTTCTGCAATTAACTAAAACAACACCACCAATTTTAGTTCCCTCCCATATATCATCTATATATCTAGTTTCTATTTGGTCTCCCTTTCTTCTTTTGTATCCATCTGGTACAATCTTTTTAAAAGGTTTTTCTGGATTATATTTGTTTTCTGATACTTTGTATTTTATAGGCTTAATAGATTTCCATTCACAAGAAACAACTCTAACTCTACTTCCTGTAGTTTCGTTCCAGTCTAGCCATTCAAAGTCTTGATTGTATACATTAGCTGCGTTTAATGAATTTACTCTACTCATATCTTCTATAAGAGCAATATCATCTCTCTTTAAAACCTCAGCATATTCATCTAGTATTTCGTTTACTGAAAGCCATCTTTCTTCACCAATCCATTGAGCGTCATCTAAAAAGTCTGACTCAGAGTTTGTGTCATATATAACATTTCTTGGGTCTACTCTTCTAAGGAATGGGTCTCCGTTTTTAATATATACCTTATAAAATTGCTTAGACGTAACAAGCATATCTCTAAATCCAGACTTAAATACGTCTTTCATGTTATACTTATTAACAACATACTCTAGTCCATCTTCTACAACTTCTTCAACAGCTTCTTTGTAGGTATACATCATGTATCTTTCTACATCATCTGGCATTGGTATTTGGTCAATCTTTAAGTCTATGTCTGTTGGAGCTTTTTCTTTCATTTCTTCCAACTGCTCGTTGATATACTTTTTAAGTTCAATAGCAATCTTATGGTCAATCTTTCTAACAGTAGCAGACTTGTTTATAGTGGTAACTCTTTTTTGTAAAGGCCTTGATATATCTTCACCCATCAACAGGTCTATCTTAGGACTTATAATAGGATAGTTTACTAGCTTTGCTGGGTAAGCAGCGCCATATTGTTCTGTAACATATCTGTACTCATCTACGTCTACGTGTCCGTTATAAATGTTATAATTTCTTATATCATCAAGTCTTGAGTGAATCAATGGCGAGTCGTCAGTGTTCATAGTACTAATGATTGCATCAATCATAGCATCGCACCACTGGTCGTCTTTCTCGCTATCTTTAAGTAGTTGTTTAGGAAACGTAATTGTGTTGTACATCTATCGTATTTTTTTTGGTATACCTTGGCTATTCATTGCAAATTTACGAAATCCTAGCGATTCTTTACTAATTTTTTCCTCAGTATCCAAAACTTTCCTTCTATAATTGTCATTGTTATGTAAAAGACACAGCCCAAACGCTATTGCTCGGTCAGTATTTTTTTGTCCATAAAATGATAATTCTTCCAATAAGTCGTAGAACCAAATGTCGTTTATGGATGACTTAATATAATCGTCCATTAAATCCTCCATATAAGATTTAACTTGTTTATTCATGTGAACACCGTAGGTATTTCGTGTTAGCGTTCTAATATTATGTGCTGATGCAGGCTTTTCTTTTAATAGATTCTGCATACCTTCTTTCTTAAAGTAGTCTATAATAGCAATTTTTGTATATTCTATTAACATTTTTGCATTATAGTATACTGCTAACTTTAAAACGCCATCATAGAAGTCTTCCTTTCTTTCTGGCCTGTCTGTATACTCAGCTACAAGCATATCGCCTGGCTCATCTACATTATAAAATCTTCTATAAATCATCGCGCACCCCTCAGACGTACTAGCGCCTGCTTTATCTTGGTCATAGCTATCCACACCTCCAATGTCTAAACCAACGAAGTTGGTTCGCGGGTGGTGGAGAATCTTGAATTTCCCGTGTTGATGAGGTTCAAACTCCACGGAAAGTGTTCCGTTGTCGTCAGATACCCAGTGCAAGTCTCCTTTTTGTATTTGACCTTTTAATTTAGTATCAGTCATTATTTTACCACGTTGCTGGTTAATAAGTGAGATATTAAATCTACTAGACTTTGTGTTTAGGAAGGCTTCTTCCACAGTCATAGGGTAGTTTTGTAAGTGGAGGTTGTACGCTTTTTGGTCGGCCTCGACTTTTTTTCTGTCTGACTCCAGCTTTTTTCTAGCTCCTACCTCATCTTCTACTCCCGACTCAATGTTGTAAAACCCATAGTAGGCTCTACTTGCAGGTATAAAGGAAGGAATAAGGTTAAATGCGTCTGCATTATAATACATCTCCATAAAATCTTTAGAAGACTTAGTAATGTCACCACCTGTTCCACCAATAACAGGAACACCGTATTGAATGTCCCCATCCATAAAACAGGCTTTAGAAGACATATATGCGTTCTTTAATCTTTTAAATTCCCCTGCTTCTTCAAAAACCATGACACCGAGTCGCTCACCTTTGAATACCTCTGGGTTATCCATTGTCCTACAGATAATCTGAGACTGGTATCCTCCAGTTTCCCACTTGCCGTCTTTATTTTTAAGTTTGTATCCTGCTTTATAAATCTCGTCAGTATCTTTAAGTGCTGAGTGCCTAAAGTTAGGATGTATATTATTAAGTCCATTTTTAACTTTGTTAAAGAATGATGTTGCTGAAGACTGAAGTCCTGCCGCTACTCCTACGTCATTAAAAGGAAAGAATGTAAATTCGTGTCCGAGAAGTCCTGAGTTCATATAACTAAACCCTTTATCTCTAGCTTTAATAACAATCATACCTTTTCCTTCGTCTTTACAAGTCTCGAAAGTCTCAAAGTATTCCTTATCCATTTCTCTGTACCAAGGGCTAATAAGAGTCTTTCTGTTTCCAGCATCGCCAGAGTTACCTAATATTTTAAAGTAATTTAAATAGAAGTAATACTTACCAGAAATTTTATCCATTCCTCTTGGTTTGTATCCATTAATACACCTGTCTCTTTCTTGTTCCCAATATTCTTGATAAGAAATAGAGTCTGGACTTAAATCAGGATGTCCATTATTAACTACAGGTCTGTATCTTTGTACGTCTTTATTTATCATTATCTCTATTTAACTTGCTTTCTAAAAAGCTAAGTTGTTTATCTCCAACAATCTTTTGACGCTCACCCCTCCTTTCAATAACGTCTACTAAAGTCTGTCTTGTCTTCAGTATTTTTTCTATACCAATCATTAACTTCTGTAAGCTTTCAGCGTTATCATCATTAATAATCATGCTATTCATATACTTAGTAAACTGGTCTATCTTAGCATTAAATGCTATAAGCTGTTCGTCAAGAGGGTCGAATTGTAGTTTCTTATATTTATCCACTGCTGCTTGCAGCACGGATTTTTTTTTGCATTTCCAGTCGTATGTGTCAAATAAATCTTTACTCACCGCTTTCACTCTTTCGTCTATACTTAAATACCTGTATGGACTTTCGTAGTCATGTACAAGCGCAACCCATTTCATTGCAGTCTCTCCCATGCCTTCGGCTTTCATAAGATTTACGAACTCTGGAATTATCATAACCGAGTCAGCGTCCTTGTGGATGCTACCCTTTTTGCTCACCTTTAATAAATACATATATGCAAATTTAACTTATTTGTCTTAATATAAGTCTAGTCATAAATCTATAACCAGGGATACAAGATATTTGTGGTACGTCTACATACTTTTTTCTAAACTCATCTTCTAACAATAAGTCATTCATTATGTATTCTTTTTTTTCTATTAGCTTAAAGTCCTTTTCTTTAAACCTTTCTCTTACTTTATTAGCGTCAGCCATAAGTTCTGCATACTCACGGTAATATTTGTCTACCACGCAAACGTCATCAACGCAGTTTATCTTTCCATTTTCCATTTCCATCATTTGCCAAAGTTAAAAAAAATTTTTTTGATTTGAGGTTGAGGGATGCTATATGTGTCAACACCCCCTGCACATACACATGACCCGAACGGGGGGTAACAAATAACTTAACCAGAGCATAATGCTCACAAAACTAATTATTATGAAAAAGTATATGTCAATCATCATCTTATTCAACATCTATCAACTAACACTAGTACTAACAACAATCTACTTCGCTATGCCTATAGAGGAATGCCTTGTCCTAATGACATTCATATTCCACCTATTCATATTCGCTATGTATAAAAGAAGTAAAAACTAAAACTAAAACTAAATTAAACTATTATGAAAACATCATTCGAATTAACAAACCTACAAATCTCAGAAGATACTAAAGTAGAAAACATCAAGGTAAACGTAGAAGTAACTCCAGAATATCTAAAACAAAATGGAGTACTAATAATAAACCTAATCAAAGAACTAAAACCAATTATTAACGAAGTATTAAACAAAACTAAATAACTAAAACTATTATGTCAAACGAAGAAAAAGCTATCCTCTTACAACAAATGTATCAAGAAGAAGGCAACAAAACTAAAGGATTCATAGAAGGTATGACCCACGCAGGAGCTTACTACCTAAAACATAAATCAGGTAGAAGACAAGCAGGTTACACCATAGGAAACCTATTAGCAAACGTAGAAATACTAACTAGACATACTATAAGTAAAATCAAAAAGTAAATTGATAATACTAAAAGTAAATCAATAATCCTGAGTAAGATTCAAAACTACTCACTGTAATAAGATGAGTATCTTATCTGATGAGTTTAAAAAAACGAAACAGTAACTTAATAACTAAATGTATAAAGTATTATGAAAGAGTTAGAAGTAATAAAACAGGAAACAAATAGTCTGATAGACTATGTATCAGTTGTTTTAGATACAAAATACAAAAAGGAAGACGGCACAATTATATTGTCAGAAGAACTACAAAAAGAAATGTTAAAAGTATTTGAACAAATCAAATACATAAATTCTTAATTATTAACCAACAAAGTCCTGGTAACAGGCAACAAACATTATGTATACTAGAAAGTATCAACCAGTAAAGGCTATCGTAAGAAGCCAAGTACTAAACAACTACAGCGAAAGCTTTAGTCAATCAACCACTAAGGTGGCCTATGACAACCAAGGAGAAAGGTACATCCAAGCAAACCTAGACGTAAACCACAAGTTCAACGTCAAAGGAGACTGGGAAGAACTACCAGTACACTTCTACTCTCACCTACCAAGGAGAATGGAAGACATCTGGAACTCCATGCAGAAACGTAATCTTAATACAATGATAGATTATATCAAGTCAATGGGAACACCAGACAATCCAATACTAATACTCACGAAGCTGTCAGCCCAAGGCAACAGATACTTCACAATAACAACCAGAGCTAAGTACAATAACTATAGAAGTACTTACTCACAATACTCTATTGAGACTATATAACTATGAGAACAAGAATCAACTACAAGAAAGTTAATACTACGTACGAGGTACAAGCTATTAACGAACAAAGAATGAGAATGAGACGTGTATTTAACTATAGAAGACGACAACTTGAGTCTGTCGGCTATACTATTCTACCCAATAACTCTAATAACATCTCATTAATAGACAGATTTATCCCAAATAAACTAGTAGATAACTACTATAATATAGAATTTAATCTGTTTAAGACAGTTAGTGATACTCTATAATACCCTATATAATCATATAATATAATATGTTTTATGTGATAAATAACATATAACTGTCTAATTATCAGAGACTTATAATATAAATGTAGTGTAATAACAAGAATATAACTGTCGTTATGTTATTTAGAAGTTCACTACATAATAAGTAATACTAGACCTCTTACCCACCAAAGTTCGGGGTTTTTTATGACAAAAACAAGTCTATGTTAATAAACTTAATAACAAATAAATTATCAATCATCTAAATAAATAGTAACTAAATCAATCAATTAAATAATTATGAAAACAATCTTCGGATACCATGTCATTAACGTACCAGGTACGTGGACATACAAGATTCTCAAGGCATCAGACTTTGAGCCAAAGTTTAACAACTTTAACTACGTCAAGGCTAACGTCAAAGACCTCTCAACGAGAATGACACCAGCCTCAACACTATTGTCAATAGACGATAACAAGTTTGACGAACACGTCAATCAAGTCTTGGACATACAGGTTAACAATTACTTTGCATAACCTACTGTCACACTAACCCACATTCACGTAGAGAATATTGAGTGTGGGAACAAACTAATAGTATACCTAAATACATCACCCTTGAGTATACAATAACTAAGAACAGGGAATATCATTATGTCACAATTACAATCAATTATTGCAACCTTCGTGCTTATCGGTGCGATATGGTTTCTAATCATCATTCTGTCAGAAGTACAGAAAGAAAAAATATGGAAGAGACAAAGAAATAAACTCAAACAATTCGATGCCGCTCAAAAAAAGAAACGTTCAACCAATAAAAAAATTAACTAATATGATACTATTATCAGCTATCGGAACGGCATTCGGTGCATACTGGATGCTTAAGGATACTAAAGCAGAATGGGCTTTACGTAATCCAACTATGAGACTACTCGTAGATATACTATATACAATCGGTATTATAGCTTTGACATCAACAACTGGCACACAAGGTGCTTTGTTTGTCGGATTAATATCAGGATTTGTATTCACAACAATTAATAAATATGCCTACGGCAAAAAAACAACTAAATAATATGGAAGCAATTATCAAGCTTGAGAAAATCCTCAAAGAAATTGAGGCAGCTCAGAAAGAACAACTTGTTGAAATCGAAGAGATGCAACAATCATACATTAATGCAATAGGTAATATCACAGACAGTGCTAATATACTACTTGCTCAAACACTCAAGTATATAGAAATATACAAAGAGTATGGCGAGACAGAAGAAGAACTGTTTGAAAATATTACAACATTTATAGAAGAAACTAGAAACTTAGAATCACAACTTAAAAAATAATATTATGGCTAAGAAATTAAATCAAAAAGATAGAGTGTTAAGACACCTAGAAACTTATGGAAGCATTGACCCGCGTCAAGCTTACTTTGACTACAGTATTATGAGACTTGCTGCTGTCATCTTCAATCTAAAAGAAGAAGGACACAATATAAAGTCAGAAACAATTACGTCTAAAAATAAGTTTAACGAACCAGTATCATACGCTAAATATACGCTGGCTATAAAACAAGAACCTAAAGAAGAACAATCTTTGTTAGGAGACTTATTCGAATCATTCACTAAAATATATAAATAAAAACTATGAAACAATTAAAAGAATTATCAGTAGACAGACTTAGAAAAATTGCAAGAAAAGAATCTCACGCAATAGACTATTTAGTTGACATTTATGAATCAGTTAATAGGGCTAATAAAGAAGCTTTAATATTTGCAATAAAAACTTATTGTTCAGAAGAATCTATATATAAATATATTAAAGATACTGAGCCTGTAGAAGATTTGTTTGAAAGAACAAACCCTCCTACAGAAACTAAACAATTAACAACACCTAAACAAAAATCATCAATGGAAGGAAATCAAATGAAAATCGACTTAGGTCTTGACTTGGGAGCTGTAATAAGTAGCGCTGTCCAAAACTTACTAGAAGGACAACGTGAAGAACTCATCAATAAACAAATTAATGTTAAGGTTGAGAAAGAAGTGGCTAAATTAAAGCCTACTCTAGTACGCATCCCTAACAGAAAAGAAGTTGTATTAGAAGAAAGCTTGCACAAAGCTTTTAAAGACGTGCTGTATTTCTGTGAAATGGAAAGACAAGTATTTGTCGCTGGCCCTTCAGGTTCAGGTAAGACACACATGGCATCTCAAGTAGCTAAAGCATTAGGAGTTCAGTTCAAACATATCTCATGTTCTGCTGGACTTTCAGAAGCTCACCTGCTGGGACGTATGCTGTTTGACGGCACGTATGTCAAGTCAGACTTTGTAGACTGCTACGAGAATGGTGGTATATTCTTGTTTGACGAAATAGATGCAGCAGACGCTAACACTTTGTTAGTCGTTAACTCTGCATTAGCAAATGGCTCTATGTCTGTACCTAACAGAAAAGATAATCCATCAGCAAAAAGACATAAAGACTTTATGTGTATATGTGCAGGTAACACCTGGGGTTCTGGCTCTATAGAATACGCAGGTAGAAACTACATGGACGCAGCCTTTATGGATAGGTTTTCAGCATCTAAGGTTGTAGTTGACTATGACTCTAAACTAGAGAAGAAAATATGTACTGACGATTTTCTATACACTGCTCTTACAAATTTAAGAAAAGCTGTGTTAGATAAGAAAATACGCAGAGTAATAAGTACTCGTGTATTTATATCTGGTCAAAGACAAGTGTCTTCTGGAAAGTCTATTAAAGATTTTATAAACAATTTAATGATAGACTGGTCTTCTGAAGAAAAGTCTAAAATAAAAATGAATGAAATAATTAATGCAATATAATATGATAAAGCAAAGATTAGATAAAGAAAAGAATGTGCCATACGAATACGACAAGGTTGTATTTGAAAATGGTAATGGTGCAGAAATCATACATTATGATAATGCAGATGAAATGATTAATCACTCTATTACTGGTAAGTCTAAGAAATATTTAGACATGGGTGATGACGAATGGACTTTTGGTACAGAGTTTCCACGCCTAGAGTCTACAACAAAGGCTTTACGTAATGGCGAATGTTCCAACAAAACCCTTAAACAAATTTCTAAATACAGAGATATATTGTTAAACATGGATGGAATAGAAGAATCAATGCGTAAAGCTGTATCCTTTAAACGTAGAAGAAAGTTCTCAGACTCAGGCTCAGAGCTTGATATAGATAGAGTTCTTTCAGGAGACCCAGAACACTGGCAGTCTATGACTAAGGGTAAGAAAGAAAATGTAGTCAGACTTGCTGTCAACTTTTCTGTTACCTCTGGACATACAGAAAAACAACTTAATCAGTTGGGTGCATTAACTACTGTTGCAGTAGATATGCTTCAACGTTGTGGTTTGTCTGTAGAGGTCTTAGCTCTTTGTGTTGCTCATAATGTTACAAGAACATTTGAACATAAAGATAAGCCACGTAAAGCTATACACTATGAACAGGGCTTTACTTTTAAGTTAAAGTCTGCTAGTGAAAAACTTGATGTGTCTAGGGTTGCCTGTATTGGTATCCCTGGACTCTACAGGTCTTATGGCTTTACAAACTGGATTAACTTTTTAGACGGAGTTCCGTCAAGCGGCTTAGGTCGAGGCATGGAGACAACTAAAAATGTTAAAGACTTATTAAAAATCAAAAACTTAATAGAAGTTAAGTGGGTTAAAAATGGAAAAGAAAAAGCTTTTCTATCTAACTTATTAAAGTCTGTTACAGAAGGTCAATTATTAGAAACTAATTAAAAAATTAAATTATTATGGAAAATCAATTTAAGAAATTTTATCAAGAAACATTATCTGAATTTAAACCAAGCTCTGAAGCCGATAGCCTATCAGAAGCTATAGGCATTGATGACGGAAGGCTATCTGAACTTGCGGATAACTTTAAAAATTATGTTTTAAATTCTTTAGAAGGTAAAAAAGCAACGAAACGCTCAGACATTTGGGTTGGTGCTTTGTATCACTTAGACCCACAAAATTTACTAGAGGTTATGACTATAGGAAATATGGTTGGAGCTTTTGAGTATAGTCAACTTAATAAGAATGACGAATCAGAAACAACATTAGTTAAGCTAAGCTCATACACAATGTTGCAAATGGTTAGGGCTTGTCAGAAAAATAATGACTGGGAGGAGGCTGTTAAAGCAGTAAAAGAGTTTCACGAAATAATAGAACAAACATTTTAATATATAAAACTAAAAATTATGGGTACTAGAAGTTTAACAAAAATTATAGAAGTTCATCGAGACGAAAACTATATATCAAAAAAAGCATTAACAACTATGTATCGTCAATATGACGGGTATATGTCAGGACACGGAAAAGACTTGGCAGAGTGGCTTGAGCCTTTCGCTGTTGTAAACGGAATTTCCATGGGCGAAACTCACAAGGTTGCAAATGGAGCAGATTGTTTAGCAGCACAAATGTTTGCCCACTTTAAAGATGGAGCTGGAGGTATATATCTATATCATCCAGATGCACATGATTGCGGAGAAGAATATATATATTATATATATGTAGAGGGTTCAGACATAAAAGTAAAAGTTACCTATTGGGACAATGAAGTTGTTTTTCTGGGAACTGCAAAAGAATTTTTAACTAAAACTAAAGAATTATGTCAAGAGTAAAAGAAATAATCAGTAACCAATCAGTTACCATTAACACTGGAAACTTTGAGAATCAAAAGATTAATTACGGAGAAGTCTGGGAAATAGAACCTGGCGACAGTCTGGATGACAAACAAAAAGAATTGTGTAATCACGTATTTAAGGTGGTTAACACAATGGCTAATCATGTCAGAAATTCTAACAAGATTAAAGAGGTGGTGTTTGAAAAGGTTAAAAAACCAAAAGTTAGAACACCATTTAATGAGTTGGAGTTGGAAGACTTAGAAAGAGAGCAAAGAACTGCACATCTAAAACCAGGTTATTAAAAAAAATAGGGGGCTAAACACCCCCTATAAAACTAATCAAATCAATCATCAAAATAGATTAAAACAAAATCAATACAAAATTATGAAAAAAATCACAAACGTCAGCATTGCATTAGAAATTCTTGACAACTTAGAAGCAAACAACGTTTTTAAAGACGAAGAAAGTGAAAACAAAGCAACACATATTGTGCTGTCTGTGCTTAAAACTTATCCACAAATAGGTGATAAAATAAAGCCTAAAAGAAATCTAAAGGATAAAACATTAGCAGCTGTAGACATTGCACACAAAATGGTTGACTCAGCTTTCACTAAATTAAAAGAAACATTAAATCAAGAAGACGATGAATAGAGAAATATCAGCAGACTTTTTAGTCGCAGCAGAAAATTACGAAATGACTATATCATATACTTATCGTTATGAGTCAGCAACACACGAGCTTCCTGAACATAGAGAAGTAGAAGTTACAGAAGTACACTTGCAATCAAGAAATGAAGATGGGCAGTGGGTTGTTACAGAAATAACAGATTTGTTTTGGGACTTTATAGAAGGTAGTTTTATAGAAGACATAGAAAATGAAGCACACGAAAAATTAATAGGATAATATGAAAAAGAAACAAGAATTGCCAAAATGGTTTGACGGTGAACTCTACAAAGAGGGAGACGTTGTATCAAACAGATTTACTGGAGAAGAGACGCAGCTTACTGCCGTGGAACTTTCCATGTATGATTTTATTATGGGAGCTACTATTTTATTTGAACAAGGAATGTTCTTAGATGATAAAAAAGTACTCAATGAACACGCAGAAGGACTGCAATGGTTTAGGCACGCCAATCCAGAAGCCTATATGATTTTATTAGATTAACTATGCCAAATTGGTGCTGGAATCGTCTTGAAGTTCAAGGAACTAAACAAGACATGACTGAATTTTATTCTAAATTTAAAGTAAACGATTACAAGTCTTGTGATGACTTTAAAATGGATTGGTTTGTACCTAGACCAGAACATGAAGAAGAAAATTGGTATAATTGGAACTGTGAAAACTGGGGTACTAAGTGGGACGTATATGAGCCTGAGTTGGATATTGAAATTCCAATATTTAGTGTTACTTTTGACACCGCTTGGTCTCCACCTATAAAATTCTTTGAACGTCTTACTGAGATGTTTCCAAATTTAACAATATTTATGGAATACGAAGAACCAGGAATGGCTTTCTGTGGTATTATTCATTATTCAGATGGAGACATTGACCATAAGGGAGGAGAAATTATACAAATTTCTGATTGCTGTGAGAAAGAAGTTGATTGGGACGATAATTACGAATCGTCTTGCAGTGAATGCGGACAGGAATGTGAATCACAAGGCAAACATTCATATCATTAAATAAATAAAACATTATGAACACAACAGAAAACAACAAACTAATAGCAGAATTTATGGGAGTTGACCAAGTAGACATTGATACTTGGCTAGAAACAAACTCTAATCTTCACTATCACACCTCTTGGGATTGGCTTATGCCTGTAATTAAAAAGATAAATGAACAAATAGACCCAAATGTTAGGGGATTGTGGAGAATGATTACTCATCCATACGACTATCATGTAGGAGATGTGTTCAGTCAAGTAGTAGAATTTATTATAAATATAAAAAACTAAAATATTATGATTAAAGACACAAGAAAGTATTGGACTAAAGAAGTTGCAAAAAGACTGGAAGGTCGAACTATCGTTAAGATAGAATATATGCCTGAAGAAGAGGTAAAAGAATGGATGTGGTGTAAAACACCAGTCGTAATACATCTTGACGATGGCGGCATACTTATACCGTCTATGGATGATGAATGTAATGATGGCGGTTCTATTATTACAAACTATAAAACACTAGGAACAATACCAGTAATATAAAAGTTTAATTATTACAATTAAATATTTATTATTATTTTTATCGGCCAATTTTAAAATAAAAGAATCAATTACATTATGACAAATACAGAAAGAGAAAAGTTTTTAATAGGCAAAGTCTTAATAAACCCTGAACTTTTTATCAAAGACGAAGACAGACTTATGAAAATTAAGTTAAACGAACCTAACTATA